GACATCAACGCACATGTCTCGATCTCGGCCGATGGTCTTAGAATGTTCGTCAAAGCCGCTACTAAAACGCGATATGGTGTTGAAATCCATTTCATCGCCGACACATAGCACCTCATCAGGTTTGAATTTGCGGATAAATGAGGCCACATTTTGAACTGCTTTCGGGTTGTGAAAGGGAACTTGTAGATCACTTATCACGACTATTTTCAAGGTTAGTCCTCGTCATCCTCATAGGGAGTGAAGTTTGGATTGTCTGGGTCAAAGTCCACAGGTTTGGGCAGTATCCAATCCGGATAACTGTTCTGATCCTGAATCATGGCAAGAGCAATATCTACTGAGAAACCTGCTTTGCGCAAGGCTGTGTAATAGGTGTTTAAGCCTATGCAATAACTTTCCAAGGGTGTGTAATAATCGTCTTGGACTTTGACCTTGCGTGCCATGATTAAATTATCGCTCTAGAAGTATGTTGTAAATCTCATCGACACGCGAGTTGAGGCGTTTAATTTCACCCAGTAAATGAGTAATGACATAGCCGGAAAGTCCACCGATGATGGAGACTGTGGCTATGTATAGCGTAAAAAAGTCTTGTTGTGTCATTTCTGAATAACCAGGACAGATATTGTGTGTGTGCCGCTGGCAGCAATCGCATAAATAGCGTTGGTGTGGTTTTGTAGCACAACTTGGTCTCCAGCGTCTATTTCATATCCATTGGCAGCAGTTACATCTGCGCCGCCGATATAGATTTTGCCATTAGTTGCGTGAAGGTGAACTTCCTCAGCTGCTAAGTCATTGGCCACGATAATAGATCGTGTTTCTGTGATTGTGTATTGTGCGCTAGAGATGCTCATTTCTTAGGTGTCGCATATCCAAATACACCGGCAAGGATGGCCCACAACACGGCACGATAATCAAGTGCAAAGTTGCTTGCAGCCCAAGCTGACAGGAACGCACCTGCGGTTAGGAATAGTGGGTGTTTCATTGTTTGCCTCCTAGCATAGGTATTTCAAAAAAAGAACCATCCGTGTCAGCCTTACCTTTATTGAAGGAGACGTGGATATGGCTGGTGTGTGGGTTCGACCCACTGTATTTACGCCATTTCCAATTAAGGATTCGGCTAGCAATCTTGTGGTTATGAATGACATAAGATATTCGTTTAGCAGGATCAGACTTCGCATATGCACGAATTTGATTTGCCAGGTAGATACTTTCAGACTTGTGCTTTGTGAGGTCTGAGTCAATATCAAGGGCACGAACCCAGCCCTGAGCATCAGGCGTATGATCTGATTTACTGTCATGTTTAGCGTCTCCGATAGTGCCGTCAGTTCTACGGTCGCGGTTCGGATAGGTGTCATCTATTTGCTCACGCAGTTGAATAACACTTTTGCTTAGGCGCGGTCTCACGAAAGCAACAAGGCCGCTTCTTCGGCAGTGATGCCTAGGCGCTCTAGTAGTGCAGCCTTAGCAGTTGCCTTCTCGGCATCGGCAGCTTCTTTTGCTGCACGATCTAGTTCGGCCTGTGCCTGCGCCGCTTCTAGTTCTGCCACCTCTGCATCGGTTAGTTCTATCTCAAGAACTTCTCCGGTTGTGCAGTTGACTTCGATGCGTGTTGGGTTTGCCATTGTTTTCTCCTTATGAGTTCTTGATGCCGTATAGGTAAGCGGTTGAATACTGTTTGATAGTTGAGCCAATTGCAACAATACCAAGCGAAGTGATAGCGGTGGTCTGCGACCACAATCCAGCAATTAAATTTGCGTAGGCAGTAGTTGCGTTATTTTCAGTTATATTTTCGAAAGATAAAGATTTATTATTTGAACCAGCATAATTCGGAATATAAATTTGGGCACTACCAAAAGTGTTTGCAGTTGAAGTGTCTCCATTTACTTGAAAACCGAGTGAAGATGCACTTGCAGATGCAACGGTGCTTCCGTTTCCTTGCAGTCTTTTACGTGATTGATTTGTTGTAACACCGTTGATTTCTAAATCTATTGTGTCGTTGTCTGCGGCATTTGTTGTGCGAATGGATAATACAAGACATAAATCTGTGTAAGTTGCCGGGATACTGGAAAAAGTAATGCTTCCTGTTCCACCTGAACCGACAGTATTTGAGTTAATAAGTTGATATGTATTAGCCATTATGCCGCCGCGATTCCGTAAAGGGTATAGGTTGAACCTGATGCAAGTGATGCAGTTCCATTTGCTGAAATAATGCTTAACACCGTTATGGCAGAAGTTGAACGCCATAAATTGACACCCGTATATGTGCCGTCTGCAGTTGCTCTTTCTACTGTAGTTTTGTAAGTCGTGGTATTTGCGTAATTTTGAATGTTATGCATGTTGTATTCATAAACTGATGCGGATGCAGAAACATACCAGGAAGTAGCGTTGGTAGTTCTAGAAGATATAGCAGCACTTCCTGTTCCTAACAAATAAGTTCTACTGTAATTGCTTCCGGTATCTAATGAGCCATTGCCTACTCTTAATAGTGCGTAACCGTTACTGTCTTTTATATTTGTAACAAGGATCAAGTCTGTGTAACCACCGAAACTTGTAAAATCTACTTGTGTTTGATTGCTGCCAAGAGTTGTGGTTGCTATTGGCGTGTATGTTGATCCGGCTGCCATTATGCTCCCTTAATTCCGTATAGGGCAAATGATGAGTATTGAAGAAAATCTGAGCCAGTTCCCGAAATTAGTGTAATAGTTGAAACAGCACTAGTCGAACGCCAAGAACCCGATTCAAAAGAAATTTTTCCATTCGTGTCATTACTATCTACGCCAGCCAAATTTCTTGTAGTTTTGTATTTGTTTGTATTGGCATAATCTAAAATGTCATAAATGCTTACTCCAAAAATGTTACTTGCTTGCGCGGTTGTTGCAGCAAGTCCTGAGTCTATTGCAACATCTGATGTTGATGCAGTAGAAGTAGCAGAACTGCCATTTCCGCTTAGATTATGATAGGAATAATTAGATGTAGTATCTGCGTTAAATCTTAATCTGAAATAATCTCTTGCTGAACCTCTATTAGTTCTAGCAATAATGCGTAATTGTAAATGTGTATAAGTAGCCGGAATTGAACTGAAAGTTATAGTTGAAGTGCCACCTGAACCGACAGTTGTGGTGGCAATAGATTCATAGGCAGTTAAAACTGGTGCTACTCCAATACCATATATACCTGCTACTGCATTACCAATCATTAGAGAATAGCACCAACAACATACCAAGTGTCTGTTGCAGTCTTAATGCAAGCAGCGGTCTTGTATTGTGCAAGGGTAGGAGATGCGGCTACTGCGCCAGCGGAAAGAACTGTGGTTGTGCCTGAGGTAACTGCGCTGATCGTAACTAATCCAGCACCTTTGTTTAATATAGTAATGACTGTTCCGATTGGGATTGCTGCTGTGGCATTGGTCGGAATCTTAAGGGCTACTGCTGTGGCCTTGTTCATCGGCACTAAATTCTGGTAGCTGTCATTGAGGACTAGTGTGTAGTCATCGGTCTTATCGGCTTCCACGTCAAACGTAACTAAGCCGTTATACATCGCAGCTGAAAGAACGTCTCCGGTGCTTGCTGGAAATCCTGTTGCCATTTGTTACCCCTTAATATGTCATTACTGACGTGCCGATTATACCGTATAAAGAACTGCCTATGATGAAACTGTCTATGATTGGCTCACTTGTTACAAACGTGGTATTCCACGTTCCTGGTGTGATTTCATGAGTGACACCCATACATTGCAAAGTCTTGTCTATGACTGTGCCATCTTGCCCTACGTTCTTAACACGGATGGTGTCAAAGAAATCCAGGGTTAAGGCTGCTGTTGTGCCAGCGGCATAGTCGGCTGTGTTTAGATCAAGAGTAAGGGCATCAACCCGTAGAGTGGTCTCTGCCCGTGTCGCAGTATAAGCCTGAGCAATATCTAAAGCCTGAGCGTCTGTCTGCACTAGAAGGTCTGTGGCTGTGTAAGAGTGTGGGAAATACTTAATTTGGCTGGCCGTGTTGCTTGCGGTCTGGGCTGTGCCCCCTGCGCGAGTAATGCTGGTTGTGTTAATAATCAACTTGTCATCTAGGGCAGTAACTATGTTGCGGTAGGAAATACCTGTGCCGTCATTAGAGAAGAATGTCGGATTGACTCCAGACTTGCTTTGAATGGTTGCTCTGCTTAGGAACTCAGCATTGCCAGATGGCTTGACGTAGAACGCGCCTTGCTCTGAGAACCTCATGTTGTCAATAGCCTGGAGTGATGTCCGAGAAGTGCCAGGATCAGCCTGAACAGTTGTTGAACCTGCCTCTATCTCACGCATGGATGCAGGAAAGCCGATTGTGTCTAGGATGGCTGTAATGCGTGTGCCTGTAGTCTGGCCAGCAGTTCCACCTGTAACTGCGGTAACGCTTGACATGTTGAACAAGCGGAAAGCATCAGATAGTTCTATGTCAACAAAGCCTATGTTCTGCTCTTTGTCCCAAGTGTAGTTATAAGTAATTGTGTATCCTGAGAATAAAAACTCGCCATCTGCTGAGATACGCACTTTGCGCAAAGGGACTAACTTGCCAAAGTAAGGTGAAGCAGGATTGGTTGGGTTCCAGTCTCCATTAGGGTCAATAACTCTTATGGTCGCTGTGCCAGCCTGGAATTCTTCTTGAAGCAAGTTATAGCCACGTCTAATTGAGACTCTATTGACCTGGTTTGATATGTCTATGGTGT